CTTGAAACTGCGGAACAGAAAATGATGGCACTGATACAGAATTAAGGAGATTAGATATATCTACTTTTGATAAAATATCTGCAAGGACACTATTAGAACTTAAATTTCCTATTCCAGTTGCATAAGAAGGAATGGAAGAATTTTTAAGGAGTTTTTTTGTTAAATCTGCAGGAAGAACTTCTGAATCTTTAGGTAAATTTACAATTTCAGGGCCATTATTCCCACTAAGGAATGAATGCCCATCTGGAGTTGTTACTAATTCTGGGCCTAATTCAGATATTTTTGCTAGACCACCTGGATGGGATTTTGTACCAGATGCATAATTTGGAAATGCGTCAAGTTCATTTGCAGCAGATTTTATTTGCTTTATTGTATTAATTATTGCTTGAAAACTTGTATCAATTTCTCCTGCTTTTTCAGTTAATGTATTGGTAAATTCATTAGCAAAAGTATCAAGACTTGTTTTAATACCTTCAATATTCCCATCAAGAATTTCTTGAATCTTTGCTGACCAAATTTCATCATTTAACATTAATTCATTAAAAGCTGTTTCTGTCGCAGTTTTTTGATCATCTAATGATTGTTTTTTTGCTTCATAAGCATCATTCTCGGATTTTTTCTTTGCATCTGATTCTTTTTTTATAGCATCCAAAGCATCTTGTAAATTCTGTTTTCGAAGATCGGTGGTATGAGTATTTTGCATATCTTCAATTTCACTATTTTTCTCATCTAATTGTTTTTGTAATTCTGCAGTACGAGCTTTACCTTCATTTGAGGTATCTAATGATAAATAATTAATCTGATTTTGAAGTCCTTGTGCATCAGTTTGAGATTTGTTTAGATTTTTATCATAATTTTCAGCATCTGCAAGGCGGTCAATAGCTGAAATCTGTTTATTGATAGAATCTTCTTTGGTTTTGAGTTCTTCATCTAAATTGTCTAAAATTTGTTGATGTCTTCTATCTTCTGCTTTACTTTGTGATTCTATTATTGCTAAATCAATTTCTTCTTGTTGTTTGGCTGCATCTTTTAAGGTTTGAACTATATCATTAGCGTAATCTTGCATAGATTTTTGATTTTGATTAAGTGTGAGTTTAAGATTTTCCATTTCATCATTTAAAGCTTTCTGAGATTCTGTGGTTAAATCCGTAGCTTTTAATAGATGACCAATAGTAACAATTTCATTAAAAATAGCATCTTCTTTTTCTTTTAATATAGTAATTTGCTTTGCTTGTTCTTTAGAATATTCTTCAGATACTTTATCATATAAATCCATTGTAGATTTAGATAAATTTATTTTTTTATCCAAATCAGTCATTGATTGTTCAAATTTCTCAATTTCAATTTGAGTTAAAGAATTTTTTAGTGCTACTAGTGAGTCTGTAAGTGTATCAATAGATACACCTGTTTCATGATATGCTTTTTCTAATTTTTGTAATTCATCATGAGTCATATTCATGGTTTTTCTAGTTTCTACACTTGAATTTTTGAATTTCGTTTGATAAGCGAGGGTGTCTTCACCTTTATTGTCGAACCATGATAAGGTTTCTCTTACTGAATATCCACCTTCAGATGATACTTTTGCAAATTCATCTTCCATTTTTGAACGAGCTTGGGATAGTTGTGAGATTTGTTTGGTTTCACCTTCTATTAATTGTTTAGAGAGAGTGAGTTCTTTATTGTAGTCTTTTGCAGATTTTGCTATTTGGAGTTGCTTTTCGAGTAGTTTGTTGGATTCTTCTGTGATTTTGGATTCGGTTAAGAATGAACGAATTAGGGATTCTTCGATTGATACGAATTCTGAGAGTGGGGTTGTAGGGGATGCTTTTTCTTTTTTGTCTTTAGAATTAGAACCAGACATGCCAATTTGAGAGAAATCTACTCCAGAACTTTTTAAAGCAATATTGTCAAATCCTTTAGCAAGTTGACTAGCTTTAACTACAGCATCACGCACTTTTTTTGCTGCTTCAGGGTCTACTCTCGACAGTTCTGTATAATCAGTTGTTAATGAATTTCTTTCAATGTCATAATATTGAGACCAATTAGCAGATAATGTTTTAAGTAACTGTCTTTCTACTTCCATTTTTGCTTCCGCAAGAGATTTGAAGTTATCTAAATCTACTTTATAATTAATACCATAAGAATCTACAAGACTTTGGATTGAACTTTCCATACTAGATTTATAAGATTCATTTAAAAGAATTTTGTTTTCATAATAAGTCTTGTCTGTTTCTATCATTTGTAGATATGCTTGCTCAGACTTCTCTTGCTCTTGTTGGATTATGTTTGTTAATTCTTTTCTAATTTCTTTTTCGTTGCCCAACATTCCAAGAAGCTGAGGGTATTTAGCAGATAGTTTGATGATATTATCTAAATTAAAAGATCCTGATTCATTGTAAGAATCCATGACGGATTGTATTTCTGATATTGCTGATGCTGAATCGGAGAGAGTTTTTTGGAGAGTGATGAGAGATTTTGTTGCAGAATCTATCCCCTCTGTTGCTTTTGGAACAGTATTTCCCAACAAGATAAATGATTGTGCAATCGAATCAACAACTTCTGGTTTCAATTCAGGATTAGATTTTTTAAGGGACTCAGTTAAACCATCAATCGCTCTCTTGTGTAGTTTTTCAACTTCTGTAGCTTCAATTGTTCCTTCTTTGTATTTGTTCTGAGCGTCAGTCCAATTTTTAAACACATCTTGAATATCTGTATCTTTTTTAATAGATTCAAATATTCCCCTTAAGGCTACAGAAGGATCACTACCACTGTTTTTTAATGTTTCGATTAAAGATAAATAATTATCTGAAAAATTATTTATAACATCATTAGATAATTTTAATGATTCTAACTCATACTTAACTGTTGATGTTAATCCTTGATCATAGGTTGATTTTATTTCATTTAATTTTCCTTGTGTAGTAGAAATTTTTTCACTAACTGCATCAAATTTTTCATACCAACCTACTAAATATGATTCTTTAACATCTTCAGATATACTAGTATTAGTTTTTACATTATCTATATTACTTTGTATATTATTTTGTTCTTTTTTTAAATTATTTAATTCTGTTTGGTAAACAACCATTGACTGTATCCAAGTTGATTGATTTTGATAAAATTGAGAAGAAAGACGATTAGTTTCTAAATCTATTTCTTCTTTCTTTTTATCAAGTAAATTACTCAATTTTGAATCAACATTAATAATTGCCTGACCTTCTAATGTATAACCACTAACAAGAGATGGGAATAATTGAGCCAACTGTTGTTGTATCTCAATAATTTTTTGTTTTTGATCAACTGTTTTATCAGTTACACCAGATAATTTACCGTATGCATCTACTAATTCTTTTGCTTTAGAATAATCTGTACTAATATTACTTAAATTACTCAATATATCTTTGAAAGATTGAGATTGTTCTTCCATAGATTCTTTAGATTTACCTAAATGTTCTACTAATTTTTGAACTAATGTAATTACGCCTGTAATTGCCAAACTTAATCCCAATGTCATAGTTGCTTGTAATGCAATTACAGAAATTCTTGTTGAAGTTAATCCTGCTCTTAAAAAGGCCAATGCTCCAGAAAATCCTCTAACTCCTCCAGTTGCAGTTAACCATAAAACAGGAATTGATCGCAATAAACCATATTGTTCAACTTTTAATCTTATTGTTTCATAAACAGATGTTCTAAGAGCACTAGAAAATACTAATACCGCAGTTGTACTTGCTCCTGCTAATGCTGGTATACCTCCAAAAATTGAAGAAATACCATTTAGCAAACTAACTAAACCACCAAGAACGCCAATTCCACCTTTGAGTAAATCAGAAGAGAAAAATAATTTGTATAGCTCTTCAAGACTGACGCGAAATTGTTTAACCTTGGCCTCGACGGAGGTTAAGTATACTTCATTTTCCTTTGCACTAGATCCTACAGAAGTTAATGCGTCTCCCATTGTTTTTTCTGCTTCGGCAAAGTTTTGAAGAGTGGCTGCTAGAACATTTGCTTGGTATTTTCCACCCATATCTTCTAGAAGTTTACTTCTACTCATGTCGTCCATACCCATATAGACTTTTGAAAAATCCTTGAGTATATTATAGGTACTTCTAAAACCACCATCAACATTTCTTATTTGAACTCCGACAGCATCTAAATCTGCTTCTAATTTAGGAAATACATCTTTTGATTCCTCATCTACACCCCTAAGCCTAAGTGCTAAAGTTTTAAATCCATTTCCTACTTTTTCTGGATTTTGAACTACAGCATTTGCTGCAGTTAAAAGTGCAGTTGTTTCTTCAATTGTATTTCCTGCTTGTGCCATGACCGCAGAAGAACGTTCGTATGCACTTCCTAGCCCATCTACAGAAATACTGTGTTTATTCGACACTTCATTCATAATATCGATTACTTTCGAGCTTTCACTTACTTGTAAATCAAAACCCTTTAATGTTGAAATTAAATATTGGGTTGCTTTATCAACATTTTCAATATCTCCTACGTTTTGCATAATTAAAGCTTCTTTTGCAAGTTCTTTCGCTTCCCTCAATGTATAACCCATTTTTGCAAAATTTGTAGTGGCTTTTATTACTTCAATAGTTGTTCTGGCAAGAGATTTACCTAAATTAGAAGAATCATTTTCAAACTCTTTGTAGGCCATGTCTGTCTCGTTAGTAACCTTTTTTAAATTTATCATGGCAGAATCTAAATCCTTGATAAAAACCACCGCAGATTTTATTTGGGAAATAGTTCCAAAAATTAAATTTCCCATCCCAAGCCACGTAAGCATTTTAAATGCTACAAGTTTTAGACTTTCTCCTAAAGACATCGCATTTCTATTTACTGTATTTATACCATTGGCAATAGCAGTTGTATTTAAACTATTAAATTCTGCTCTTAATAACCCTACATTTCTTCGTAGATTTTCTGTTGTTGGAGTTAATTGATTTAATCTAGTTCTTAAATTATTTAACTCGTCTACATTGTATAATCCAGTTCTTTGAGTTTCAAATCTACTCATTGAAGAGTTTAAATTCATTTGTTGTATTCTTAGATAATGCTCTAAAGAATCAGCATTACTCTGTATTTGTGCATTTAGTCTTTGGCGTAATTGTAATTCTCTTTCAATATTAACATTAGAATTATCGCTATTTTTCATGTTTGTTCTTGAAAGTCTTTGAGTCAGTTCATCCCATTGCAATGTATATCTTTTAATAGCACCACTTGCTGTATCAACTTTTAAACTTACCTTGCCAAACTCATCATATACAACAGAAGTTTGGCCTTTAAACTTTTGGAAAGTAGAAACTAAATTATTTATTGTTCCAATATATTTCTGTGCTTCTTGATTTGGATTATCAAGATTAAACATTGGAGCTTTTATTGCACTAAGTTCTTTTGCAGCAGATTTAGAAAGTTGACTTAATCTTTCCAATCCCTTTAATGTAGTTTCATTTAGGTTTAAGTTTATTTTTAGATTATGGTTTGCAGTTATATAATTCTGTATTTCTTTAATCTGTCGTGTTAAGTCTTGAGGAGTCCATGATATTTTAATTTTTATTCCAAACATATCATCATTACTAGCCAAATTAATCCACCTCTCTTTTATAATTTAGGGCATGAAAAATACCCTACACTTCAAAGAGTAGGGAGTAAATAATTTCTTATATATTAAATTTTAAGGCATTTGAATAAAGAGAAGAATCATATAGACTCTTCTCTTGTTTTGTGATATAATTCTACTTGCATGAATTCAAATAAATATCTCTTAATTGGCTTGTTTCAGCAAGCCTTTTTCTTTGCTCTTTTCTAAACACCAATAATATTTGATTAATAAATTTAAAGATATTATCGCCATCAGGATTATATTCTAATATTCTGTATCCACATTCTGTTAAATATTTTTTACGATTTGCTTCATAAATAATATCTAAACCAATATGATTATTTTCATTACATTCAATTGCAATATTATCATTAAGCACAAAATCTATACGATAATTACCACATTTTACTTGTTTATGTATTATACAAATATTTTCTAAACTATTATGTAATATATCTTCCAATTCCGTTTGTTTATAAAGAGAGTTATTCCTATTAATAATAAGTAGAATTTCATTTTCTGGAATATTTAATATTTTTAATAATAATATTTGTTTTTCAATATTTGTTCCAGATAACTTACATATTTCAATTATGCCATTTTTATCATACACAAACGTATCTCGCTTCCCAGCATTGGTTTGTAATTCTTCTTTTTTACGAAATTGTTCTAATATACCTTTATTTCGTAAAACTATATTGCTAATTGCTTTAGATTTTGAATATCCTAAAATTATTTTTAATTGTTGAGCAGTCATATAAATATCCTCATTTTTATCAATATAGTATTCATAACCATCTGACGATTTCTGTATTTCCATATTAACTCACTTTCTTATTAATTAAACACATCAAAAAAGAACCCACTAAAAATTAGTAGATTCTTATCTGTAATAGTGTTATAATTCATTTGCAAACAATTTTCTTATCCGACTTGTTGTTGAAGCAACAGGTCTTTCTTTTTGCTCTTTTCTAACCTTTTGAAAATATATCCCAACCCTTTACCCGTAACCAATGTAACCGGAATATCCACAACCTTACCTTCAATAATTTTAGATTTGATTACCACTACGAAAAATCCACTATCAATGAATGATTGATAAGGTAAATTATGCTTTTCTTTGCCAGACATTAAGATTCTTTCGGTTCTTAAAAACTTAAATAGTTTATTCCTACCACTAATCTTTAAAGCTTTAGAAACCATAAGCATTGACATATAATTTTCGGCATTGATGATTTGATCATATAGTAATAACTTAGGTTCATTCTCTTTAAGTTGATTTCTTAGTAGTTCTAGTTCGCCTTTACGAATTCCTTCAAGAAGATCCCAAACCCAGTCCATAAAAATATCTGCTTTTGGTTGTCTACTCCATCTGCATATTTCATATACACCTTTTGCATTGTATAAATATACTTCTTGTTTTCCACCAAAGGGCAGTACAACTTGGGCTACCCTTGAAAACTTATCAATTCTATTAAAATTCCTTTCATGTATTTTCCTTATTGCGTTTGATGGATTCGCATATTCTAAAGCTCTGCCAATTTGTTCCCTTGTTACAAATACTTCATTATTCTCATTACTCCAAAAATCACATTCAATTCCTTGGAATACTTCTGATTTAAACAGTGTCAAATCATTCACAAAGTTCACCAACTTTATACCCAAGGAATTCTAATAAACAATTTTCACAAAAATCTATAATAACCTTCTCATTATCCCACTGGCTGCCATACTGACCAACTTTATTAATTTGCCAAGAAGGATCAAAATGTCTATCTAAAATTTTATCACACTTCTTACATATCATTGGTTTTTCACTAATAGCAAAATCAATTTGACATTCATTTAATAATGTAATCGAGAACACTGAATCATAAATATTGCTACCTTCAAAATAATTAATCTCTTTAATAGTATCTTTAGGAATCATCATTTCCTGCAAAGTTGGTTTATTGATATTAATGTCATAAAATTCTAGATTGTCTCCATCATCCACGAGTCGAAACATTTGATATGTATTCATAGACTGGATAGGAGAAGATAAGAATACCTGTACTTGCTTACCACTATAGGCATCTGAGATACTAACCAGTTCACTACAATTGATTTCACGCATAATTCAAAACTCCCTTATCCTTTAAATGTTAAGGCCGAATTAATCTTCCTTACATTTACTAGTATAAGGGATAAAGTTGCACAAGTCAAGACATTAATCCATAAACTGTGCAACAAATTTTTCTATTCTATTAATCTTCTTCTATATAGAAAATATCTTCAAATTTCATATTTAGAACATATGCTATTTTAAGACCCATCTCTGCCGTTGTATTGTATTTATTAGAAATTATATTGTTCAATGTCCCTCTGTGTAACCCTATTTGTTCAGCAAGCCAAACTTGTTTTATACCTTTTTCTTTTAATATTTCTTTCAATCTGTTCTTAATCATCCCAATCACTCCTTATCCATATATTATACCACATTGCCCATATGTCTATCAAAATCAAAACATATGTACAATGAGCGAAATAAACAATAATAATAATAAATAATCAGTAACTATCACCTTTATATCAGCATAATATCACAAATATAATGCATTGTCAAATATATTTATTTATTAATTTATATACAAAAAATTTCATTAAACCATCCTCATAAGAGAAAGGTTTAATGAATAACATGTTATTTAACCCCTATAAGTCCACCTTCATAAAAGTAAAGCAATTGTTTAGAAGAATTTGCCTTTACGTAAACATTTACTGTACTTTTATCAAATTCTCTTATAGCCAAACTAAAATATTCTGCCATTTTATTTAGTAAATCTTTCTTTTGTTGATAAGTTCCTACTTTCATTGCGTCAGTAACATATAACGTCAGGGTATGATTATCCTTACTAAGTTCATAATCAATTATGTCATTAGTTGCTGATGTTAATTCTTTCAAATCTTTCTCTATTTTCTCTTGTGTCACTGTTGGACTATAATTTGACTTTGTTGAAGTTTTGTCCCCACAACCACCTATCATAGACAATAAGAAAACAACAATTAAGTAAATTAAATATCTACTTTTTATCAATTGGTTCACTCTCCCTTAATTTCTAAATTATAAGGTTATTATACCAGAAACAAAAGGAAATTATAACTAAAATATTATTATCTGTAATTTTTATTTGTAATAATTGTTGTTACAGCTCTTTTAAATTTAATATTCACTTTTTGTTTTATTTTTTCTGCTGTTTCATCTAACCATCTACGATCTCCTGGATAATCATGAAAATAATCATTTGTTCCTTCATAACCAGATTGAGTATGACCAAAATAGAGTAGAGGAGGTACATAAGTACCCTCCCCATCTACAACACTTTTGTGATTCATTAAATTTTCATCAAAGAATATTCTCATTTCAATACTAAAACCACTTACAATAAGTTCACTTCTAATGGAATTTAAAAACTGAAAAGTTCTCTCATATTCCTTTGGATCATATGCTTGGTAGTGATATTTTAATACAGCATCTCTAAGGTCTTGTGTTGCTTCTGCTTCAATATCTTTTACCATTGAAAGAAAAGCAGTTGAATTTAGCATTTTGCTAATCTTATCAGATATTCCCAACTGGAATCACCTCTTGCTCTAATCCAAAATTTTGTTGCTGTTTCATTAGTTCTAATACTTGAGGCATATTTTTAAACGAATCGTTAATCCATGCTTCAACCTTTTCTACTTCTTCTTTAGGCAAAGCTAAAATAATTTCATTTAATACTTCTGCATTAATCAATTCTTGTATATATGCAACTAACTCTAATCCATCTTCAGGCAAGGGTACATTTGTCATATATTTTATTAATAAAATATGGAAAAGAAATATATCATTTGAGGTTATATCAATACTTGCTCCACTTTCAATCAGTTGTTCAGTAATTGTAATATAATCTCCTAAAAGTTTTGAGGCATCTGTTTTTTTAAAATATTTATTTACAATAATCTCATATTTACCATCTTTTATTTGAACTGTCATCTTCTCGTTAAATTTTGAATTATCTTTTTTAATTGCAGATATGGTTAATTTTTTACTTGCCATTATTTATATTCCTTCTTTCATTTATTTATTACCTTTATACCCATTTGCATTCTCTCCAACTAAATGTAACGATTGCCACTTACCTTGGCATTCTCTAGAACACACTACTGACTCAGATTGAGATGGAACTACCTGATAATCTATTCCACAAATTTCACATACTTTGTCAATCTTAGTAGAAACTCTATTTTCCTTCATCCACTTGTCAGAACATTCATGAGAGCAGAAATGATTTTTTGATTTATCATATTGACTTTGTGTTCTGCTTATTTCCTTTCCACAACATTCACAATCTAATTTAATTCTATCTCTTTTGGATAATTGACTGCATTCTGGAGAGCAAAATTTATCCTTGCCACTTATAATTCTGTTCATAGGTAAAGTGAATTCTTCACCGCATTGTAAACATATTTTCTGTGCTCTCAATGTAGTAACACAACCTATTAATTTCATATATTCACATATATCCTTTAATGGTATATTTAATATCTCATCCAATTCATTTAAATACTCAATTCTCTTATACAAAATATTATTTAAAATTATATCTGCTATTTCTTCTGTCCATTTTTCAGAATACATCATGTCATGAGTAGACTTATATGTACAAACCTTGCACAAACCATTTTTATGAGGTATATTATTACCACAAACATTACACAATTGTTTTGATTTTAATCTCTTTGCCCCATAATAAGCTGTATTACATTTATTTGAACAAAAATGATGACCTACTCTATCATACTGTGTTAACATACAAGATGTTTCCGTTCCACAATATTCACAATTATATGTAATATGTTTTTCTGGTTGATATGTACTCCTAGCCTCCCTGACAGACAGATCGATTATCTTATTTAGGTCTTCAATATCATAGTCCATATATGGAATTTCAATATTTTCGTTTATTGTTAAAACGCCATCATTTAGATGATAATTAAAACTATGA